ATGCCATCGATTTCGACAGGGCACGAACTGAGATCGGGTGCCGCCTGGCTCGCCTCCGCGCCCGAGGATGTCCAGCAAGAGTTCCTGGAAAGCCTCGATGACGAGATGGTGCTGGCGTTGCCGCACCTGTTCGAATTCTGGGCGCTGCCACACCAGTTGCCGCCGGATGGGGATTGGCGGACCTGGGTGATCCTGGGCGGACGCGGTGCGGGCAAGACCCGTGCGGGCGCGGAATGGGTGCGCGGCCTGGTCGAAGGGGCGATGCCGCTCGATCCGGGGCGGTGCGCACGGGTGGCGATCGTGGGCGAGACGCTGGACCAGGCCCGCGAGGTGATGGTGTTCGGGGACAGCGGCATCCTGGCATGTGCCCCGCCCGACCGCAAACCTGTCTGGCACGGGGGGCGGCGGATGCTGACATGGCCGAACGGCGCGACGGCGCAGGTGTTTTCCGCACACGAACCGGAAGCGTTGCGGGGGCCGCAATTCGATGCGGCCTGGGTGGACGAACTGGCCAAGTGGAAGCGCGGGCAGGAGGCCTGGGACATGCTGCAGTTCGCGTTGCGGCTGGGGGACCGCCCGCAGGTTTGCGTGACGACGACGCCGCGCAATGTCGGCGTGCTGAAGGATCTGCTTGAGCGCGAAAGCACGGTGCAGACCCATGCCGCGACCGAGGCAAACGCGGCGAACCTGGGCGAGAGCTTCATGGTCGAGATGCGCGCGCGCTATGCCGGTACGCGGCTGGGCCGCCAGGAGCTGGAGGGCATTCTGATGGAGGATGCCGAGGGGGCGTTGTGGTCGCGGGCGACGCTCGATGCGGCGCGGGTGCGCGAGGTGCCCGAACTGGACCGGATCGTCGTGGCGGTGGACCCGCCTGTCACCGGTCATTCGCGGTCGGACGAATGCGGCATCGTCGTCGCCGGTGTGCGCAGCCAGGGCGGGCCGCAGCACTGGCAGGCCTGCGTTCTGGAGGATGCGAGCGTCAGCGCCGCGAGTCCCGATGCCTGGGCGCGCGCAGCGATTGCGGCAAAGGAACGGTGGCGCGCGGATCGCATTGTCGTCGAGGTAAACCAGGGCGGTGACATGGTCGAAGCCGTGTTGCGGCAGGTCGATCCCCTTGTCCCGCTGAGCAAGGTGCGCGCCTCGGTCAACAAGCAGGCGCGGGCCGAGCCGGTCGCCGCGCTTTACGAGCAGCGCCGGGTCAACCACCTGCGCGGTTTCGGCGTTCTGGAGGACCAGATGTGCGCGATGACCACCTTGGGATTCGAGGGCACGGGCAGCCCCGACAGGCTGGATGCGCTGGTCTGGGCGATGACCGATCTGATGATCGAACCGGCGCGAAAGTGGCGGCATCCGCAGGTGCGCGCGCTCTAGTTCACTTTTCTTAAACCTTTGACGCGAGGTTGGGTTCAACGACGCGATGGCCCGGCGGCCCGCGAGGATAAGGAGCAAGACGCATGAAGCTGGATTTCTTTCGACGCAGCGCCGGGGTGGATGCCGCGCCCGAGCGCAAGGCAAGCGCCACGGGCCGTGTCATGGCATTTGGCAGCGCCGGGCGTGTGGCCTGGAGCCCGCGTGACACCGCCAGCCTGACGCGCACGGGCTATGCGGCGAACCCGGTGGTGCATCGCTGCGTCAAGATGATCGCAGAGGCCGCGGCGGCCCTGCCGCTGGTGCTGCAGGACAGCGCGCAGCGCTATGACAGCCATCCCGTGCTGCGTCTGGTGCAGCGGCCCAACCCCGCGCAGGGCAAGGCCGAGCTGTTCGAGGCGCTTTTCGGCCATCTGCTGCTGTCGGGCGACGGTTATCTGGAGGCCGTCGCGGGCGCGGACGCGGTGCCGGGAGAGCTGCATGTGCTGCGTTCGGACCGGATGCAGGTGGTGCCCGGGTCGGATGGATGGCCGGTGGCTTATGAATATGCGGTGGGCGGGCGCAGGCACCGGTTCGACGCGACGGCGGAAGTGGCGCCGATCTGCCATATCCGGGCGTTTCATCCACAGGATGATCATTATGGTTTGTCGCCCCTGCAGGCGGCGGCGCAGGCGTTGGACGTGCACAATGCGGCCAGCCGCTGGTCGAAGGCGTTGCTGGACAATGCGGCGCGGCCATCGGGCGCGATTGTCTATACCGGTGCGGATGGCGCGGGCGGGCTGAGCGCGGATCAGTATGACCGGCTGGTGTCCGAGATGGAGACCCATCACCAGGGCGCGCGCAACGCGGGCCGGCCGATGCTGCTGGAAGGCGGGCTGGACTGGAAGCCGATGGGGTTCAGCCCCTCGGACATGGAATTCCAGAAAACCAAGGAAAGCGCCGCGCGTGAGATCGCGCTGGCCTTTGGCGTGCCGCCGATGCTGCTGGGCATTCCGGGCGATGCGACCTTTGCCAACTACCAGGAGGCCAACCGCGCCTTTTACCGCCTGACCGTTCTGCCGCTGGCCACGCGCGTGACGGCGCAGGTGTCGGACTGGCTGTCGCGGTTCGCGGGGGAGGTGCTGGAGTTGAGGCCCGATCTCGACCAGGTGCCGGCGCTGGCGGCCGAGCGGTCCGAGGTGTGGCGGCGCGTGACCGAGGCGGCGTTCTTGTCGGACGCCGAAAAGCGCAGCCTGCTGGGGCTGCCGGCGCAAAGCGAGCCTGCCGATGGATGACCGGCGTTACGGGTTCGAGGCGTTCGACTGCGCGCCGGCGCTGCGGCTCGAGGCGCATGAGCGTGTGAGCACGTTGCAGATCGAGGGGCTTCAGCAGCGGGCGCTGCGGCTGGAAGCGACGATCGAAAAGCTGGAGCGGCGGCTGTGGCTGGCGGTCTACGGGATCGTGGGGATCATTCTGGCGCAGGCGGTGCAGTCGCTGCTGGCCGTGGCGCCATGAGCGGGAAAGGGAACGAGATGGAAAGCGGATTGGAAACCAAGTTCTGTCGCCTGGGCGAGGATATCGTCTTGCGCGACGGTGCGGTGATCGAAGGGTATGCCAGCCTGTTCGGCGCGAGCGATCAGGGCGGCGACGTGGTGCAGGCGGGGGCCTATGCGGCCAGCCTGGCCCGCCTGGCCGCCGAGGGCCGCCAGGTCAAGATGCTGTGGCAGCACGATCCGTCGCAGCCGATCGGGGTCTGGGACGAGGTGCGCGAGGATGAGCGGGGCCTGTTCGTGAAGGGCCGTATCCTCGACACCGTGGAAAAAGGCCGTGAGGCGGCGGCGCTTGTTGCGGCGGGCGCGATCGACGGGTTGTCGATCGGGTACCGCACGAGGCGCGCGGTGAAGAACGACAAGGGCCAGCGGCTTTTGACGGAACTGGAGCTTTGGGAAGTGTCGCTGGTGACCTTTCCGATGCAGCCCAGTGCGCGGGTGGGACGGAAGGGCGAGACGCCCGATGCCGATGCCGCCTGGCGCGAATTGGCGGCGGCATTCGACGCGGCCCGCCTTGAGATGGCGCGGGGCTGACCCCGGGCCGGGACCACGACTGAAGGAAATGCTGATGAGCACGACCGAGACCAAGTCTCGGACCGGGGATGGTGTGTCTCCGGTCGTTGAGGCGACCACCGCGATTGCGGGGTTCACAAGTGAATTCAAGGGGTTTCGTGATGAAATCCATCAACGGCTTCAACAACAGGAAGAGCGACTGACCATGCTGGATCGTAAGACTGCCACCCAAACCGCCAAGCGCCCCGCGCTGGCCACCGGCGCCGAGATCGAGGCGCCCCATCAAAAGGCGTTCGACGCCTATCTGCGCACCGGCGACGACGACGCGCTGCGGGGTATCGCGCTGGAAGGCAAGGCGATGAACACCGCCGTTGCCGCCGATGGCGGATACCTGGTGGACCCGAAAACCGCCGATAGCGTACGCAACGTGTTGCAGGGTGCGGCGTCGATCAGGGCGGTGGCCAATGTCGTCGAGGTCGAGGCCACGAGCTATGACGTGTTGGTTGATCACGGCGATGTCGGACATGGGTGGAACGCGGAAACCGGATCGGTTTCGGAAACCGGAACGCCGCAGATCGACCGGATCACCATCCCCTTGCACGAACTGTCGGCACTGCCCAAGGCCTCGCAGCGGTTGCTGGATGACGCGGCGTTCGATCTCGAAGGTTGGCTGGCCAGCCGTATCGCGGACAAGTTCGCCCGCGCCGAGGCGGCGGCCTTTGTCGGCGGCGACGGCATCGACAAACCGACCGGCTTCCTGACCCATCCGCATGTCGGCAATGCCAGCTGGAGCTGGGGCAACCTGGGATATGTCGCGACCGGCGTCGATGGCGCGTTCGGCGGGGCCGATGCGATTGTCGACCTGGTTTATGCCCTGGGCGCGCAGTATCGCGCCAATGCGGCTTTTGTCATGAACTCGAAAACCGCGGGCGCGGTGCGCAAGCTGAAGGACAATGACGGGCGGTTCCTGTGGTCCGACGGGCTGGCGGCGGGCGAACCGGCGCGGCTGCTGGGCTATCCGGTGCTGATCGCCGAGGACATGCCGGATATCGGCAGCGATGCCACAGCGATCGCGTTCGGCGATTTCGGCGCGGGCTACACCGTGGCGGAACGGCCCGATCTGCGCGTTCTGCGCGATCCGTTCTCGGCCAAGCCGCATGTTCTGTTCTACGCGACCAAGCGCGTTGGCGGGGACGTGAGCGACTTTGCCGCGATCAAGCTGCTGAAATTCTCGGTCGCGTAAGCGCCGGGAATCGGGGGCGGGCAAATCGGGCCCGTCCCCGGGGCGCGTGCCGTGTGCAACGGTGTTGTCTGGCTGCTCCCTCCGTTCGAGCAACGCTGACGGCGCGCGCCTGACCCCAGGGTGGGGGCGAGGATTGGAGATAGGTCCATGATGTTGATGGAAGAGACCGAGGTCGCGCAGGCGGCCCTGCCGCTTGCGGCGTTCAGGGCGCATCTGCGTCAGGGCACCGGGTTTGCCGAGGACGGGCTGCAGGACGTGGTTCTGGAGAGTTTCCTGCGGGCCGCCGTGTCGGCGATCGAGGCGCGGACGGGGAAAATCCTGCTGAAGCGCGATTTCCGGCTGACGCTGGCGTCTTGGCGCGATGCGACGGGGCAGGCGATGCCTGTGGCGCCGGTCGATGCGGTGACGGGGGTGGCCGTGCTGGATCGCGACGGCGTCGAAAGGGTTGTGGACCCCGCGCTTTACCGGTTGGAGCGCGACAGTCAGCGCCCGCGGCTTGTGCCTGTCGCGGCGCTGTTGCCGGTCGTTCCGCAGGGCGGCTCTGTCGTGATCGCGTTCCAGGCGGGGATGGGGGCGAATTTCGATGCCCTGCCTGCCGATATGCGCCAGGCGGTCATGCTGCTGGCGGCGCATTACTACGAGTATCGCGACGAGACCGGATTGAGCGCGGGTTGCATGCCTTTCGGCGTCACCAGCCTGATCGAGCGTTATCGCACCGTGCGTATGCTGGGCGGGGGCGCGGCATGAGCGGCCCGGTGCATCTGACCCGCCAACTGGTGCTGGAAACGCCGAGCGAACTGCCCGACGGCGCGGGTGGCGTGGTGCGGGGCTGGGATGTTCTGGGCACGCTCTGGGCCGACGTGATCGCGCGCACGGGCCGTGAACGGGACGGTGACGGGATACCCGTTTCGCTGACCGGGTATCGCATCACGGTGCGCGCGGCGCCTGTGGGCAGCACGATGCGCCCCAGGCCCGAACAGAGGTTTCGGGAGGGCGCAAGGCTGTTTCGCATAACGGCGGTGGCCGAGCGTGATCCGCGCGGGCGGTTTCTGACCTGCTTTGCCGAAGAGGAGGTGGTGGCATGAGCTATGGCATGGCGGCTGCCCTGCAGGAGGCGGTGTTTCAGCGGTTGACCGGCGACGCGGCGGTGACCGCGCTGGCCGGCAGCGCAATCTATGACGTGGTGCCGAGCGGCAGCCTGCCTGCGCTTTACGTAACGCTGGGGCAGGAAGAGGTGCGCGACGCCTCGGACAAGACGGGTGGCGGGGCGCGGCACGATTTCACGGTGTCGGTGGTGAGCGACGGCAGCGGGTTTCTTGCGGCCAAGACCATCGCTGCGGCGGTCAGCGATGCGCTGGTGGATGCTGATCTGAGCCTGTCACGCGGCCGGTTGGTCGCGCTGGATTTCCTGCGCGCGCGGGCGAGCCGCGAAGGCACCGGGCAGTTGCGCCGGATCGAGTTGCGGTTCCGCGCGCGTATCGAAGACGACTAATCCCAACCTTGGAGAGAGACATGGGTGCACAGAATGGCAAGGACCTGCTGATCAAGGTCGACCTGACCGGTGACAAGCAGTTCAGCACGATCGCGGGGCTGCGCGCCACGCGGATCAGTTTCAACGCAGAAAGCGTGGATGTGACGAGCCTGGAAAGCCAGGGCGGCTGGCGTGAATTGCTGGCGGGCGCGGGGGTCAAGACGGCCTCGATCAGCGGCTCGGGGGTGTTTCGCGATGCCGATACCGACGAACGCGCGCGGCAGATCTTTTTCGACGGAGAGATCCCGGATTTCCAGGTGGTGATCCCCGATTTCGGGATCGTGGAAGGCCCATTCCAGGTGACGGCGCTGGAATATGCGGGCAGCCACAACGGAGAGGCGACATACGAGATGGCGATGGCCTCGGCCGGGGTGCTGTCGTTTACGGTGCTGTGATGGTCAACCGCTGGCGGGGAGAGGTGGCGCTGGTTCTGGATGGCGAGACCGTCGTGATGAGGCTGACGCTTGGGGCGCTGGCCGAGCTGGAAGACGTGCTGGGCGAGGACAGCCTGGTGGCGCTGGTCGAGCGGTTCGAGGCGGGGCGGTTTTCGTCGCGCGACGTTCTGGCCCTGCTGTTGGCCGGGCTGCGTGGCGGCGGCTGGCCTGGCGATGCAGGCCAACTGGCGCGGGCCGAGATCGCGGGTGGGCCGATGGCCGGTGCGCGGGCCGCGGCAGAGTTGCTGGCGCGAGCCTTTGCCATACCGGACGAGGCGCGCACATGAACCGGTTCGACTGGGCGGGAATGATGCGGGCCGGGATGACCGGCCTGCGGCTGACGCCCGACCGGTTCTGGGCGCTGACGCCGGCAGAGCTGATGCTGATGCTGGGGCAGGGCGCGGGTGCCCCGCCGATGGCCCGCGCCCGGTTGGAAGAGATGCTGGCCGCCTTTCCCGACGATGCAGAAAGGACTGAGAGATGACCGACTACGAAGGGTTCGACCGGCTGGAAAGCCAGATCGACACGTTGGAAGCGGCGATGGACGGCGCCAGCGGAATGGCCGCCGGGTTCGAGGCCGAGTTGAGCCGCATGCGCGCGACCTTTGCCGCGGCGGGTCAGGACGTGCGCACGCTGGAGCGCGGGTTGAGCACCGGATTGCGGCGGGCCTTTGATGGGGTGCTGCTGGACGGGATGAAGCTGTCGGATGCGCTGAAAACGGTGGCGCAATCCATGATCAACACCGCCTATTCCGCTGCCGTGAAGCCCGTGACCGACCATGTGGGCGGGTTGCTGGCGCAGGGGGTCGGCTCGTTGATGGATGGGCTTTTACCCTTTGCCGATGGGGCGGGTTTTGCGCAGGGCCGCGTGATGCCCTTTGCCAAGGGCGGCGTGGTGAGCGGCCCCAGCTATTTCGCGATGCGTGGCGCGACCGGCTTGATGGGCGAAGCGGGACCAGAGGCAATCATGCCGCTGTCGCGCGGGCCGGATGGCAGCCTTGGCGTCCGCGCGCAGGGCGGTGCGGGAACGGTGAACGTGGTGATGAACATCCATACCCCCAACGCCGAGGGGTTCCGCCGCAGCCAGAGCCAGATCGCCGGGCAGGTCAGCCGCGCGCTGTCGCGCGCACAGCGCAACCGCTGAGGAGACGACAATGGAATTTCACGAGATACGGTTTCCCGCCAATCTGAGTTTCGGCTCGGTCGGTGGACCGGAGCGGCGCACCGACGTCGTGACCTTGGCCAACGGGTTCGAGGAACGCAACAGCCCCTGGGCGCATTCGCGGCGGCGGTACGATGCCGGGGTCGGATTGCGATCGCTCGACGATGTGGAAACGCTGATCGCGTTTTTCGAAGCGCGGCACGGCCAGCTTTACGCCTTTCGGTGGAAGGACTGGTCGGACTTCAAATCCTGCCGCCCGTCGGTCGCGCCGGGTTTCATGGATCAGGTGATCGCCATGGGGGACGGGGAAACCGCGGCTTTCACGCTGAAAAAGGAATACCGGTCGGGCGAACAATCCTACCTGCGGCCGATAACCAAGCCCGTTGCGGGCACCGTTCGCGTGGGCATCGAAGGGGACGAGCAGCAGGAAGGCATCCATTGGGAGCTGGATGCGACGCGGGGCATGATCACCTTCGGCCATCCGCCGAACGAAGGGATGGAGATCACGGCGGGGTTCGAATTCGACGTGCCGGTCAGGTTCGATACCGACCGGATACAGACCAGCGTCGCGAGTTTCCGGGCTGGCGATGTGCCGAGCGTTCCGGTCGTGGAAGTGAGGGTGTGACGCGATGAATGCCGAGTTTCTCGAACATGTACGCAGCGGGCTGACCACCCTGGCCAGCGCCTGGGCCATCACGCTTACGGATGGCCGCGTTCTGGGTTTTACCGATCACGACTGCCCGATGGAGTTCGACGGCATCGTCTTTGCCGCCGATAGCGGCCTGTCGGCCACCGCGTTGCAGCAGACGACGGGCCTGGCGGTGGATAACGCGGAGGCGTTGGGCGCGTTGAGCGATGCCCGCATCCGAGAGGCGGATATCGAGGCCGGGCGCTATGACGGTGCGGACCTGCGGGCCTGGATCGTGAACTGGGCAGACCCGGCGCAGCGGCATTTGCGCTTTCGCGGAAGCATCGGTGAAATCCGGCGCGCGGGCGGGGCGTTCCGGGCCGAGCTGCGCGGGTTGACCGAGGCGCTCAATCGCCCGATCGGGCGGGTGTTCCAGAAGCCCTGCACTGCGGTTCTGGGGGATCGGGCGTGCGGTTTCGATCTGGCGCGTCCGGGGTTTGCGGTCGAGGTCGCGTTGCGCGGTGTCGATGACGACGGAACGCTGCTGTTCGACAGTATGGCCGGCTACGCGCCCGGGTGGTTCCGTCGCGGCGCGCTGGAAATCCTGGATGGGGCTGCAGCCGGCTTGAAAGCGCAGATCAAGCGCGATGAGACTGTGAACGACCGCCGCGTAATCGCGCCCTGGGTGGCTCTGCGTGCGCCGTTGGCCGAAGGCGACGTGGTGCGCCTTACCGCGGGATGCGACAAGCGGTTCGAAACCTGCCGTTTCAAGTTCGACAATGCGCTGAACTTCCAGGGATTTCCCGATTTACCTGCCGAAGACTGGCTTATGGCAGTTCCGGCGCGATCCGGCGATCTGGGCGGGGGTAGCCGGCGATGAGCTCTGTTGTCGTGGAGGCCGCGCGCGGCTGGATCGGAACCCCTTACCTGCATCAGGCAAGTTGCAAGGGCGTGGGGACGGACTGCCTGGGCTTATTGCGCGGTGTCTGGCGAGAAGTCATCGGGCCCGAGCCGATGCCCGTACCGCCCTATACGCGCGACTGGTCGGAAACCCAGCGCGACGAGACCCTGTGGCGGGTGGCCCGCCGCCTGTTGCAGCCCGTCTATTTGCAGGATGCCCGTTCGGGGGACGTGCTGCTGTTTCGGATGCGCGCGGGCGCGGTGGCCAAGCATCTGGGTATCGCCGCCGAGGTGGGCGCGCGGGCGAGCTTCATTCACGCCTATTCCGGTCATGGGGTCGTTGAAAGCCCGCTGAGCCCCCCATGGGCGCGCCGCATCGTAGCGCGGTTCCGGTTCAAACAGGAGACTTGAAAGATGGCGACGATAGTTCTGTCTGCAGCCGGGGCCGCAATTGGCGGATCGGTCGGGGGGTCATTCCTTGGCCTGTCATCGGTGGTGATCGGCCGCTTTGCGGGTGCGAGCCTTGGCCGTGTGATCGATCAGCGCCTGATGGGGCAGGGATCGGACGCGGTCGAGCATCACCAGGGCCGCACCGAAAGGTTTCGGATCACCTCGGCGGGTGAAGGGGTGCCGGTTGCACAGGTGTATGGCCGGATGCGCGTGGGCGGGCACGTGATCTGGGCGAGCGCATTTCAGGAGCATGTCACGCAAACCTCGACCGGAGGCGGTGGCGGCAAGGGAGCGCCGGCCCGGCCGCAGGCGCGGTCGACGACCTACAGCTACAGCTACTCTGTCAGTCTGGCGATTGCGCTGTGCGAGGGTCAGATCGGCGGCGTTCTGCGGGTCTGGGCGGACGGGGTGGAAATGGCGCCAGAAGATCTGAACATGCGCGTCTACAACGGTTCGCGCGATCAGATGCCTGACCCGACGATCGCGGCGCTTGAAGGGGCGGGCGCGGTACCGGCCTACAGGGGGACGGCCTATGTCGTCATGGATGCCTTGCCGCTGGAGCAATTCGGCAACCGGGTGCCGCAGTTCAGTTTCGAAGTCCTCAGGCCCGAGGAAGTGAAAGGCATCGACCGCGACCCTGCGCAGAACGTGCGGGCCGTTGCCCTGATGCCCGGCACAGGTGAATACGCGCTTGCGACATCGCGGGTGGTGGCAAAATACGGGCCGGGCCAAAGCCGCAGCCTGAACGTGAACACGCCCTCGGGCCAGACCGACATGGAGACATCGCTGGACGCGCTGGAGGCAGAGCTGCCGTCCTGCGAGGCAGTGTCGCTGATCGTGAGCTGGTTCGGCGACGACCTGCGCGCGCAGGCGTGCCGTTTGCGGCCCAAGGTCGAACAAGGCGAATTCGACGGGGCGGACATGCCTTGGACCGTGTCTGGCCTGACGCGGCGGGATGCCGGTCTGGTGCCGGACGAACACGGGCGGGTCGTCTATGGCGGTACACCGGCGGATGAGGCTGTCACCGAGGCGATCCGGGGGCTGACGACCAGGGGTAAACAGGTGATGTTCTATCCGTTCATCCTGATGGAGCAGCTGGATGGCAACGGGCTGGTCGATCCCTGGACGGGGGGGAGCATCAGCCGCGCCTGCCCTGGCGTGGGCGGATCACCGGATCGGTTGCGCCCGGCCGTGCCGGTTCCCCTGATGAAACGGTGGCTGCAGAGATCGAGGTTTCGCAATTCGTGGGAACGGTCCGTGCGTCGGATTTTACGGTGGCAAATGGCGTCGTGACGTATTCGGGCCCGGATGAATGGAGCTATAGCCGGTTCATCCTGCATTATGCGGCGCTTTGTGCGGCGGCAGGTGGGGTCGATGCGTTCTGTATCGGATCGGAAATGCGGGGTCTGACGCAACTGCGCGGTGATACGGATCGCTTTCCGTTTGTTTCCGCTTTGCGCGGGCTTGCGTCCGAGGCGCGAGCCTTGTTGGGGTCTGGCGTAAGGATCGGTTACGCGGCCGACTGGTCGGAATATTTCGGCTATCAGCCAGACGACGGCAGCGGGGACAGGTATTTTCATCTCGACCCACTATGGGCCGATCCCGAGATCGATTTCATCGGGATCGACAATTACATGCCGCTATCGGATTGGCGTGACGAAACCGGGCATGCCGATGCCGGATGGGGCAGCATCTACAACCTCGATTATCTCAAGGCGAATGTCGCGGGCGGAGAAGGGTACGACTGGTTCTATCATTCGCCCGAGGCGCGCGATGCGCAAATTCGCACACCGATCACTGACGATGAACATGGAGAACCGTGGATCTGGCGGTACAAGGATATACGGGGCTGGTGGTCGAACCATCACCATGAGCGCATAGGGGGTGTGAGGCAAGAGACACCGACAGGTTGGCAGCCACGCTCGAAACCCATCGTCTTTACCGAGCTGGGCTGTGCGGCGATCGACAAGGGCACGAACCAACCCAACAAGTTTCTCGATCCGAAATCGTCGGAATCGGCATATCCGCATTACTCGAACGGGATGCGGGACGAGCTGAATCAGATGCAATATCTGCGTGCGACCTATGCACATTGGCTGGACCCGCAAAACAACCCGGTTTCCGAGGTTTATGGCGGCCTGATGGTGGACATGTCGCGGGCTTTTGTCTGGGCCTGGGACGCGCGGCCCTATCCGTTCTTTCCCGGAAATCGCGACCTCTGGGCCGATGGTGAGAATTATGTGCGCGGGCATTGGATCAGCGGGCGGATGGCGGGGCGTTCGCTGGCTTCGATCTTCGATGAGGTCTGCGCGCGCGCGGGTCTGCATGAGGTGGATACGTCGGAACTGTATGGGTTTGTCCGAGGGTATACCGTTTCGGAGGTCGATACCGCGCGGGGTATCCTTCAGCCCTTGATGCTGGCCTATGGTGTCGATGCGCTGGAGCGGGACGGCAAGCTGGTGTTCCGAATGCGGGGGGCTGCGCCGGAAACTCGGTTAAGGCCAGAGAACACGGTCGAAACCGACGAGATCGATGGCCGGGTGGAGATCACACGGGCGGCAGAGGCGGAAATGGCGGGGCGTCTGCGTTTGCGGTTCGTCGAGACCGATGCCGATTATGGGGTGGCGGCAGAAGAGGCGGTGCTGCCCGATGAGGCGACGCATGCGGTTTCGACCTCGGATATTTCGATGGCATTGACCCGTCGCGAGGGGCGCCAGGTGCTGGAGCGCTGGCTGGCCGAAGCGCGCGTGGCGCGCGATACGTTGCGGGTGGCCTTGCCGCCATCGCTGCAGAACCTCGGCGCCGGGGACGTGCTGGAGGTTGAGGCCGGCAAGTTCAGGATCGATCGTGTCGAGCAGGGACCGTTCCAGATGATCGAAGCGGTCCGCATGGAGCGCGCGGTCTATGCGCCGGCCGAGTTGGACGAGAGCATCGCGCGGATGGCGCCGTTCGTCGCCCCGGCACCAGCAGAGGTGGAGTTCATGGATCTGCCGCTGATCCAGGGGGATGAGCAGCCGCACAGCCCGCATGTTGCAGCGACGGCCATCCCGTGGCCAGGCAGCGTGGCGGTTTATGGCAGTGCGACGGGGGCTGATTTTTCGCTCAACACCATTTTGGCGGCACAAGCCACGATGGGCACGCTTGCGACCCCCTTGCAGGCCGGGCCGGTTGGGCGGATGCATTGGGCGGGCGATGTCGATGTGCGGCTTGTGTCCGGCGAATTGCAGAGCATTTCGATGGCGGCTCTGCTTTCAGGCGGGAATCTGGCGGCGGTTGGGAACGGCACGCCCGAGGGTTGGGAGATCATCCAGTTCCAACAGGCTGAAATCGTCGATTCCGGGCTTTACCGCTTGCGCGGCTTGTTGCGCGGCCAGCTTGGAAGCGATGCGGTGATGGCCCCGATCTGGCCGGTTGGTGCGCGGTTCGTGTTGCTGGACAGTGCGCCAAGGCAGCTTGAACTGCCGTCCGTTGCGCGTGGCGTTACGCGGCACTACCGCGTCGGTCCGGCAAAGCAACCGGTGGACGATCCGTCCTTTACCCCGTTCGAGCTTGCGTTCAGCGGTGTCGGTTTGCGTCCTTACGCCCCGGCACATCTTAGGGCCAAGCGTGCACCGGATGGTGCGCTGGGCGTGTCGTGGATCAGGCGCACCCGCATCAATGGTGATAGCTGGGATGGCGTCGATGTACCGGTGGGGGAAGAGAGCGAGGCCTATCTGCTGCGCGTGCTTCAGGGCGGGGCGGTTCTGCAGGAGCGGGTTCTGAGCGATCCGTTCTGGCAGTACGATCCTGGCGACGAGTTGGCGGATACCGGTGGTGATCCTTACGAAATCGCGGTGGCCCAGATTTCGGCCGAGGTGGGGCCGGGCTATTTCGCGCGCCATGCGGTTTGGCCTGTGTGA